GTTAAGAAGATGGCAGAAGGTGGTGCTACTAAAAAACCTAAAACAGTGCCTGTAGGTGACTCTGAGCCTGATATGAAATGTGGTGGCAAAGTTAAGAAATACGCTAAAGGCGGCGGCATCGAAGTACGCGGTAAAACCAAAGGCAGGTTTGTTTAATGAGACCAAGTAGGGGCATGGGTATCGTGAACCCCGACAAATTGCCGGGGCGAGAGCCTAAAATTGCGCCTAAAACTGGGAACGTTAAGGGCGGTAAGATACGTAAAAAGGGTAGTAAATGACTACAACAAGCACCGCAGTATTTAATTTAGACCTCAACAATCTTGTAGAAGAAGCGTTTGAGCGTTGCGGTGCTGAGTTACGTACTGGCTATGACTTACGGACTGCGCGTAGAAGTCTTAATTTGCTTACGATAGAGTGGGCGAATAGGGGGATAAATTTATGGACAGTTGAGCAGGGTGAAATTATCCTGAACAGCACTGATATCGTCTATAACCTACCTGTTGATACCATTGACTTACTAGACCATGTGATTCGTACTGGGACTGGACAGAACCAGCAAGATATCAACATCACACGCATCAGTGGTTCAACCTACTCAGTTATACCAAACAAAAATGCTAGAGGTCGTCCGATACAAGTATGGATTAACCGTCAGTCAGGTGCGACTTCATCATTAGGTGTGGTGCAGTATCCGACAATTAACGTCTATCCAACGCCTGACCAAGACAACTTCTACACGTTTGTTTACTGGCGCTTACGTCGCATCCAAGATTCAGGCAATGGATTGAACACAGAAGATATCCCATTCCGATTCTTACCCGCGATGGTGGCGGGACTAGCCTATTACTTGAGCATGAAAGTACCGGAAGGTGCTCCGCGCATGCCAATGCTACAAGCGGAATATGAGAAACAGTTTGACCTAGCTAGTGCAGAAGATAGAGAAAAAGCGTCAATACGCATAGCACCTCGTATGCAGTTTATATAGGGGTAAGAAATGGCTAAAACAGATAAAGGCTATGGTAAACGGTGGCATAGCAAAGACTATAAAGATGTAGGGCATTTAGGTGAAATACGTATGCCTGATGGTAGAGATGTGATGACAGAACAATCTCTTGGGGAGCCTAAGAGTAAAAGTGATTTAGATAGACCTGCTATTATTCCGGGCATGCACCCTGCAGATTTAAACTATATTAGAGAAACTGATAGCGTACCAGAGGATGTTAAAGCAACGTCATTAAAGTTTGCTAAAGATAGAATTAAAGAGGGTAAGTCCCCATACTATGAGTCTGAAAAAGGCTATAAAAAAGGTGGTACAGTGCGCGGGCATGGCTGTGAGGCTAAAGGAAAGACTAAAGGTAGGTTTAGATAATGGCTAATAAATTTAGCTCTGGCAAGTTTTCAATTGCGCAGTGTGACAGATGTGGGTTTAGATTTAAATTATCTAAACTTAGGAAGCTAACAATTAAGACCAAGATTACGAACATTCTTGTGTGTCCGGAGTGCTGGGAGCAAGACCATCCGCAGTTAATGCAGGGGATGTATCCAGTGAATGACCCACAAGCAGTAAGAAACCCTAGACCTGACTTGGGCTACTACCAATCAGGTTTAAATGGGCTACAGTTGACGGAAACAACAGGTCCTAGTACTGATGCAACTGGTGTACCACTTGGCGGTAGTCGTATCACACAGTGGGGTTGGGCACCGATAGGGCTAAATGACCCATTTGGGTTAGAAGTAAATCAATTAGTACCTGTAATTGAATTAGGTAGTGTTACAGTAATAACAACTTGAGGAGTATGAAATGGCTAAAGGTGGCGGTATTGAAGTACGTGGCAAGACCAGAGGTAAGAATTTAGGTAACGATGGTCCTACAGTAGCTATTGAGACTGGTCCAGCGACTGCATCTGGTGGTGGTAAGAAAAACATTGATATGAAAAAACTTGGTCGCGGTTTGGCTAAAGTTAAGAATCAAAAGGGGTAATATTATGTCTGAATACAAACAGCCTATTCCAGTGCCTACACCGGATATTAGTTATCCCACTGACCCAAACACAGTAAGCGCTAGAGATACGCAGATAAGTTCTCCTGCACGTCGAGTAAGCATGGGCGACCCAGCACGTAATGATATTAAGACTACTGGTATGGTACAGCGCGGATGTAAGAATACAACTCGTGGCAAAACATCTCGCGGTCCTATGGCATAGGGTAAGTAATGAACTATATCGACCTTGTAGCAGAAATAAATTCGTATACAGAGAATCGGTTTGAGACCGCTGATGTAGATACATTTATTGACCAAGCGGAACAGCGTATATATAACACAGTACAGCTACCCGCATTGCGCAAAAACGTGATTGGTACGACAACATCAGGTAATAAATATATTACTTGCCCTGTTGATTGGTTAGCTACGTTCTCTATGGCGTTGATTAATGCGAGTAATGAATACCTATACTTGCTTGATAAAGACGTAAATTTTATTCGTGAATCATTCCCTAGTGTTGACCCATTGTTTAATGGCGAGCCACAGTATTACGCTTTGTTTGACCAAGATACCTTTATCGTAGGACCGACTCCCGATGCGAACTATTCCATTGAGCTACACTATTACTATTATCCTGAGTCTATTGTCACTGCTGGGACTACTTGGTTGGGCGATAACTTTGACTCTGCACTGTTATACGGTTCACTTTTAGAAGCTAACGTATTCTTAAAAGGTGAGGCAGATGTTATGGCAGCGTACCAAAAACGGTACGACGATGCGATGATGTTATTGAAACAATTGGGCGATGGCAAGAATAGACGAGACGCGTATCGTAGTGGACAAGTTAGGGTTCCAGTATTATGATAACTCAAACTAGATGTAATATATTTAAGCTGAATCTGCTTAAAGGGTTGGAGAACTTTGACACTGGTTCGATATACACATACAAGCTAGCTTTGTATGATTCGATAGCTATACTTGACGCAGACACAGTTGCATACACAACTGTAGGTGAGATTACAGGAACAGGATACACAGCAGGGGGCGCAGATTTAGTCCCGACTATTCCTGTATTAAGCGGTACTATAGCGTTGGTATCATTCGCAAACGTACTTTGGAACCCAGCCACATTTACTACTCGTGGAGCACTGGTATACAATGGCACAACAGGCGCTGCAGTTGCGGTCTTAAATTTTGGTGAGGATAAAACAGCCGTTAATACGTTCACTGTGACATTCCCTCCGGTAACGGCAACATCCTCAATCATTAGAATTTCATAAAGGACATAATCATGTTTAAAGAATCCGTACAAACAACTGATACCTGCGATGCTACCGTAGCGCGTGGTGCCACTCATACCGAAACGATGACTTTAGATGGTCACTATCACGTTGAGTGTCATGACGCTGATGGTGCGCTAAAGTGGGAAGATGACATTGATAACCTAGTCACCACTGTAGGCAAAAACTTAACAATAGATACTGTTTTAGGTAATTCTGCGGCAGGTGCTGTAGTTATGGGGTTAAAAGGTACGGGTACAGCCGATGTTGCTGATACACAAGCCTCACACGCTACTTGGTCTGAAGTTGGTGGTACTAATGCACCGACATACACAGGTACTCGTAAGACTCCATCATTCGGTGCAGCTTCGGGTGGGGTTAAAACTACTTCAGCAGCAGTTGTATTTGCGATGACAGGTTCTGGTACAGTAGCAGGATGTTTCATCAACATTGGCGGTTCAGCAACTAAAGACGATACAACAGGCGTGTTATTTAGCGCAGGTGACTTTACTGCTGGTAATAAGATTGTAACTTCAGGCGATACATTGAGTGTAACCTACGCTGCAACAGCTGCTTAATTAGGGGTATAACATGGCGTTAGTGCTTAAAGATAGGGTCAAGGAAACGGCTAATGGTCCGGGTACAGGCACCGTAACATTACTTGGAGCAGCTACTGGGTTTCAATCATTCGCCATTATCGGTAATGGGAACACTTGTTACTACGCCATCTCAGACCAAGGGGGACCTAATTGGGAAGTCGGTATCGGTACATATACTTCAATAGGTACTACGCTCGCAAGAACGACGGTTTTAGCTTCATCTAACGCGGGTTCACTTACTAATTTTAATGCGGGTACACAAGACGTATTCGTTACGTACCCAGCCGAAAAAGGCGTGTGGTTAGACGCGAGTGGTAATGCCTCTAGCTTAGGAACGCCAGCATCGTTCGTTGGTACTAATATCACAGGCACTGCATCAGGATTAACAGCAGGCACTGTAACTACTAACGCTAACTTAACGGGTGCAGTAACTTCTGTTGGTAACGCTACAACGATGAACTCCCCCCTTGATTCTCTTACTGATGTAGTTATTGCCGCACCTGTACTAGACCAAATCATAAGATACAACGGTACGGATTGGGTAAATGCTGCGGCTAACTCTATTAGTGCTGGGTTTGGTATTGAGTACTACAATGCTACTCCACAGATTACAGCGGCAGGTACTAATAACGCTGTTGCTATCTTTACGCTATCAGCTACACCTATTACGACAGCAGAACAAACTACAACAACAACGACCATCAACGGTACGGTAGTATCTACTGCATGGGTAACTACTGCATTAGGTAGAACAACAATTGACTCCGGTAGCTGGGAGTTTACTGTTTTTGCCAGTATTAGTGCTGCAAGTGGTACTAATACCCTTGCTCGTCAGATGTATGCTGCCTTACCATTTGTAACAGGTACAGTCACTACGACAGGAACAGGTACTTCAAGGACAGCTACCGCATCAGCAGGTACACCATTTGCCCTAGCAGCGATTGATGCGTCAGCGACTAATACCCTAGCGTCATACTTACAAACCCCACAAGGTCTGTACCAAATTAC